AAAGAAATTACAAGGAAAATATCCTTTTATACAAGAGGGTGATAAGATTAAATTTTTACATATGAAAATACCAAATACATATCAATCAACTTCTATATCATTCATGACTAAGTTACCTAAAGAATTAAACTTACATACTATAGTAGATTATGATATGCAATTTGAAAAGTCATTTGTAGAACCATTAAAATTTATTACTAGTATGATACAATGGCAGATTGATGGTAGTTATGGAACACAAGGAACACTAGAGGAGTTTTTCTAATGGCTGGAAAAGGTGATAAAAGAAGACCACTTAAAGTGGACATAGAACAGTTTGATTCAAACTGGGATTTAATATTTAAAAAGAAAAATACTTTTGACCATTTAATGATAGACAAAATATTAACATATGAAGTAGATGATTCTATACCAGAAAAAGAAGTTGCAGTATTATTGTCTGGTGGTGTTGATTCTATCTCTGTCGCATTTGCAGCAGAAAGACTTGGAAAGAAGATAACTGCATATAGTTTTAGATTAGATAATGAACCATCTTATGATTATAACAAAGCAAAAGATATTGCTCAAATGAGAAATTGGAAATTCGTTGGTGTTACTATACCAACAAATAGATTGATAGAAGATTTTCATAATTTAGTTAAATTAGGATGTAGAAAGAAAACACAATTTGAATGTACATTCCCATTTCTATACATCTATCCACAGATAAAAGAAAAATATGTTTTGTCTGGTTGGGCTGCAGATGGTTATTATGGATTAAGTAAAAAAGCTATGATACATTATAAAGGTGATAACTTTAATGAGTTTAGAGATAATTATTTTGCAAAAGAAAATCAAGCTGGATATATATGGCATAATAAAGTTGCAGAAATGAATAATAAAAATCTTGTAACACCATACTTAACAACAGCAGTAAAAGAATTTTTCTACAAACACAATCATGAACAATTAAATAAACCATTTCAAAAACATCATGTAAGAAATGGATTTTATGAGTTTAATGAAATAGGTAAAGTAGAGAATCATTTAAATTTACAAATAGGAAGTGGAGTAATAAAGCTGTTTTCTACTTTGCTAAATAATAAAGAAATTAACTTTAAAAATAGGACTAGAATGTTAGATGTTTATAGAGATTGGTATGAAATGGAAAATACATCAACACTAGAGGAATTTGTATGAAATATAAACCTTATAATTTAAAAGATGTACTTGATGCTGAAAAACAAGAAAAGTTTACAGTAGTATCAACTTTCGCTGGTGGCGGTGGTTCATCAACTGGATATCGTTTGGCAGGTGGCAAGATACTTTGTGTGAATGAGTTTGTTCAAGAAGCAATAACTACATATAAAGAAAACTATCCTAGTACACCTATACTACCAGATGATATAAAAAAACTTACTGCAGAAGATTTTAACAAGTATGGTGACATAGATATCTTTGATGGTTCCCCACCATGTTCTGCTTTTTCTGTATCTGGTGCAATGGTACAAGGTAGTCACTCTAAAGGTTGGGGTCAGACTAAAACTTATTCTGATGGTAAGAAAGTAGAAAATATTGAAGACTTATTTTTTGAGTTTTTAAGAATAGCAAAAGATTTAAAACCTAAAGTAATTGTTGCTGAAAATGTAAAAGGATTAACTATTGGTGAAGCAAAAAACTATCTTTTTAAAATTGTAAACACATTTGAAGAAATAGGATATGATGTATCGTATAAAGTTTTAAATTCTGTACACTATGGAGTAGGACAGACAAGACAAAGAACTATCTTTATAGCTGTTCGTGAAGATGTTACAGAGGCAATAGGATTAACATTCATGAATATTCAAAGTTTATTCCCAGAAGAAAGTAATGAAGTGATTACATTAGAAGATTGTTTAACAGGAATAGAAATAGATAGAGAAGAAGCAGATACATTAATAAATAAATTTGTAGGTTCAGCACATCATGTAACTTGGTTGGATATGCCAGATGATTCAAAGAAAGTAGAAACAGGTGGTGACTATCATCCTAAAGGTCATTTCTTTAATATGAAAAAATGTTCAAGATTTAAACCTTCACCAACAATCACAGCAAAATTTCCACCAATGCATTGGCATGAACCTAGAGGACTTACAATTAAAGAAATAAAAAGAGCAATGTCATTACCAGATGACTTTAAACTAACAGGAAGTTATAACAAACAATCAGAAAGATGTGGTAGAATGGTACCACCATTAATGATGAAAGCAGTTGCACAATCAATTTATGAAAAGGTGTTGAAACCATATAATGAAATATCAAAAGTATAATTTAAAAGATGTAAAAGAAGCATCGGCACAAAATAAGTTTAGTGTCATATCTACCTTTGCTGGTGGTGGTGGTTCATCTACTGGTTATAGACTAGCTGGTGGAAACATACTTTGTGTAAATGAGTTTGTAGAACAAGCAAGAATTACATATAAAGAAAATTACCCAGACACAAAAATATTACCAGATGATATTAAAGAACTTACAGGTAAAGACTTTTTACAAACTACTGGAATACAAAAAGGTGAACTAGATATATTAGATGGTTCCCCACCATGTTCTGCATTTTCAATGTGTGGTACATTAGGAAAGTCTGGTTCAAAACATTCTGATGGTTGGGGTAAGACTAAAAAATATTCAGACAATAAAGTAGTAGAAAATATTGAAGACTTATTTTTTGAGTTTTTAAGAATAGCAAAAGATTTAAAACCTAAAGTTATTATAGGTGAAAATGTCGCAGGTCTAGTGGCAGGAGAAGCTAAACTTAAATTAAATGAGATTGTAAATACATTTGAAGAAATAGGATATGATGTATCATATAAAATTTTAAATGCATCACACTTTGGAGTACCACAATCTAGAAGGCGTGTTATCTTTATAGCTGTTCGTGAAGATGTTACAGAGGCAATAGGATTAACATTTATGAACATCGCTAGTATCTTCCCAGAAGAAAGTAGAGATATAGTAACAGCTGAAGAAGCATTAGAAGACTTAGAGTTAGACTCAGAAGAAGTTAAGTGGTGTACAGACACATGGATAAAATCAGCACACTATAAGGACACAGCAGCTCTTATGCCAGATGACCCAGACAAAGTATTAGGTGGAAATGATTATCATCCTAAAGGATGGCATTTCAATGTTAAGAAGATGTCTAGACACCATCCAGCACCCACAATTACAACAAATGCAGATGTTTGTCACTTTATTGAAAAAAGAAGATTAACAATCAAAGAAATAAAACGTCTAATGTCACTACCAGATGACTTCATAGTTACTGGTTCTATGTCACAGAAGACAGAAAGATGTGGTAGAATGGTACCCTCTTTAATGATGAAAGCCATTGCTGAGTCTGTTTATAAGAATGTAATAGAACCTTATAATAAAAGTCTTGACAAAACATGATTACACCATGTATAATGGCAATATAAACTGGAGTAAAAATAATGTCTAAAAATTATGACTTTACCTTCGCTCAAAGAGAAGAAGGTTTTGATGACCATATTGAACATTCAATTCGTGGATATAAAAATCTACTAGAAGATGTAGTTAGTCTATCTAGAAACTTTGTAGAAGATGAAACAAATGTTGTTGATATAGGTTGTTCAACAGGTAAATTAACAGAGGCCTTTGTAAAGGGTAATGAATCATTTTGTAAATATGCTAACTATGTTGGTATAGAACTTGCACCCAGTTTCTTTTCAGAACTTGATGCAAGACATGAAAGAATGAAAGTTGAAAACCCATGGGCAAATGTTAGTTTCACAAAAAAAGATGTTCGTGGTTACAATTTCGAAAACTGTAGTTTAGTAACATCAATATTTACATTACAGTTTATGCCTAGAAAGGATAGATTTAATGTATTACAAAATATATACAATGGACTAAATCATGGTGGTGCTTTTATTTTTGCAGAGAAAACAGTTTGTGAAGATTCAAGACTACAAGAAATGATAACTTTTAATTTTTATGATTATAAAAGAAAACATTTTGAGGCATCAGATATTTTAGAAAAAGAAAAAACACTAAGGAACATGTTAAAACCTAATACTTGGAAAGAGTTAGTAGGTATGTTAGAATGTGCTGGATTTAAAACAGTACAACCATTCTGGCGCAATCATATGTTCGTTGGCGCGATTGCAATTAAATAGGGGAAACAAATGAATGACTTTTTAAAAGATGTTATCAAAGAAACTGGTAATGAATAT